GTCCGCTCCATTGCCCCATTCACCGGCAAGCACCTCTTTTGCGAGTTCTTCCACGGTTTTTGTGGCTTTGGGCGTTGTTACTGTGGTTTCTTTTACATAGGTAATGTACGGCAGTTTTCCGTGCTTTGTCCAGTCCCTGCGGTTGTACCCAGATACGTTCCGGTTGCAGGCCGTGATCTGCACTTTGTTCTGCCATTTTGGTGTACATTCAACGGCAAGGCCATCACCGATATATATACCGATATGGCCACTCATCCATACGGCTTCGCCTTTCTCGATCTTCGTGAAGTCGGTACTGATATTACTGCACTTCGTAATCATAGTATCGGCTCCGATATCAGGCACGCCATTCGTAGCGTATTTGGCTCCGCCGTAGATGGCAGACTTATCGCCATTCCAACCCCAAAGAATCCCCTTGATAAGGTTTACGCAATCGAAGCCAAACATATCGCTTGTAGCGTTAAGCATGCTGCTCCGGTTGTTGTAGCTATAGTGGTTGATATAGCGCTGGATGTTGGACTTTGTCATTGGTGCACCGAAGCACCCCAGAACATAAATCGTCTCATAGTTTTTTGCAATATCGACGACTTTCTGAACCAATTCGAGGTTTGTCATTTTTCTTCCACCTTTCCGTCGGTATTCTTGTTGCGAGCTTTCAAGGCTTTCATATAACCGTCTGCTTTGATGGCTGCCGGCGTGAAAGAGTTGTTCTTCCACCATGCCCACAAGGCGGCGCCAATGGTCACAAGCAAGGTCAACAGCTCGTAGATTTCGCTCTCGGCGAACGGCAGAGGGTTTTTCCCGCAGGCGGTCAACGCCTGGTTGATCAGCGCCAACACAAGCACGATTGTCCGGATGATGGTCTCCGGCGTAACCTTCTGTTCATTCATGAGATTCCCTCCTTTTTCTGATCATGCGCCTGTTGGTTCATGTGTTTTTCGATCTTCTCTATGGCGTTTGTAACAGGGCCGTTACAGCCCTGTTCTTTCAGTCCCTTCAGGCAGGCAAGCACTCCGTAGGTCAGAAGACATAATTCCTCCTTCATCTCGGCGATATCCTCGTCTTGCCGTTTCTGGCGCTGTACCCATGTGATGATCTTATAGATGAAACCACCAATCGCTAAAACGGCAGCCAACACAGCGGCTGCCTTGATTACCAAATCTGCATCAACATACATAAACCGTCCTTCTTTCGTTGTAATAAAAAAAGAGCTGTCACTCAGTGATCAGCTCTTCGTGCCCGCATTCGGCACAGGTGGTGTCAGGTGTAAATCACAAAGACATCGTTCGGGTTCCTCCTTAAGATGTCGCAAACGGCGAATAATCCAGTTTGGTAGCGTGATTTACGCTGTTATGCACCTCTGCGTCGGTCGTGATTCCAAGCGTTCCGTCCCAGGTTCTCAGGTTATCGATCAGCACATACGTGCTCGTACCGCTTGCGGTGATATTCTTAGCGACAGAATCCATGATCGTTATATGGCTGCCACCATCAGAGATCGCAAGAGCGTTCTCCAACGTACACCCGATCAACCGGACGTTCTCCTTAACGGATGATGCAGAAGCTGCTTTAATGTTGCAGTTGATCAGCTTTGCGTTCTTCAGGTCGGTTGATAACTTCGCCTGTGCAGACTCCATGCTGCATTCTTCATATACAGAGCCGCCGGATCCAGCAATAATATTCCGGGTGCTGCCGCCGCTCGACACGATCCTGCACCCCTTGACATACACCTTGCTGACGTTGGAGCTGAAAGCTGTACGCGGCGTATCAATCATACCACCGTATACCTCTATCATCTGCGCCGAATCGCCAAACACCGCAACAAGGTTATTCCGGAAAATGCAGTCTATCAGTTTACAGGTGCTTTCTGCGGTTCCGACGCCGCTGGCCGTCAGCACGTAGATGCCGCGAGAACCACCGAGGAATGTGCAGTGTTTGTAAATGATATCTTTATCATAGTAATATGACTCGTTCCCCACGACGGAGATGCCAGTCGTGTTGTTGTCTCGGTTGATGGCCCGGCAATCAATGAATTCGCAGTATCGCGCGAGCAGTCCGTGAGAGGAAAACCCGCCGTACGCCGCTTCGCAGTCATAGGCCGCGCAATGGCAAGCGCCCACATAGTCAACCACCCGGCGATAGTCTGCCGTCACGATGTGCCTCGCTGTGATACACGAGCTGTATGCGATGGTAAGAAACTCTCCGTAGGGCGGTGTGTCTCTGCTGATCGTGTCGCGGCCGGAGCAATGATCCACCAGCGCGTTATAACAATTATCCATCCTGCACAATCCGGTGGAGCTGTTCTGAACGGTGATGCCTTTGATACTGCTATCACAGCAATACCTCAAAAAGAAGGCATAACCGCGGCCGGTCAGACCGCCACCGTTGTATACCAGTCCATTGCCAATAATGTTCACCCGGATCGGCGTGATCTTCTGAACGAAAGCCTGTTCTGCGGTTGGATAAGCCCACTGCGTCGGCTCGCTGATCGTCAGAACGTTGCCATTCACGCCTGTTACCACGGCGATTAACACCTTGTTGCTGTTCGCAGTTGACGCCGGTGCATCAAGTCCGATTTTTACGAGGTCACCTGCTGCAAAACCGCTGCCGTCGGAAACGGTCACTGTCTGCGAGTTCTCCGCTGCATTCGAGGTCAAATACACCTTCTCCCCGACCGTGCCCTGGAACTCAAACGTACCTGACTGATTCGCCGATTTCGTCAGAGTTCGCCGGATCTTAGCGGATGGGCCGAAAATCATGGTCGCGTCTCTCGTGCATGACACACTGTTGACCACATAATTGCCATTGACGTAAACAGGCTTGCCGGTTGCGAGCGCATCGGTAAATGCGAAGCTGTCGTCCGTTACGCCGTCCGCTTTTGCGCCGTATTCTTCAGGCGTAACATACCCCACCCCTATCTGCGCAGCGGTCACGCCGTGCGGGTTGTTCTGATCGGCAACGTGCGCATCAAACGCGGCCTTCGTCGCGTAGATCATTTCAGGGGCAATAACAGCGGTCACGTGCTCGGCTGTGCCGATTACTATATCAAAGGAGATCTCCTGCTGCGTGAATATGTTCCCGTCGCCCGTCACAAGCGTCCCCGCGTCGGCACCGTCGTTGGAATAGCAATAAAGCACTTCCACGTCATCCTCGCCTTTGGCGAATAAGCCCAATTCGCGGAAACGCATCTCGCTCGGAATATCTTCGGTGTCAAATTCGCCGGTTACCTTGATATATCCATCGTGAGAGCTGTCCGTATCCGTTATCCCGAACGTGAACAGCTCGTTGATCAGGTCTGTAAGGCCACGCCCGTCACTCCCTTCAGGCAACACGCCGTCGCCTACCTTGAAGCGTGTGAACGTTAACGTTTCCCCTGCCTGAGCCTTATTGAACAAGCTCTTACCTGCGTCTGTCAGAATAGGCACCTTGGTTATCATACGTTGTCCTCCTTATTATTCGTCCGGCGCTGCCACCGGATACGTAGTCCTGCTGCTGTGTGTAGCGGCAAAGCCGTAAAACACGTTTCTAACGCGATCCGTCCTGAACGAAACGCCGTCCAGCACGGAGCGGACGTTTGCGTAATACTTCGACCGCGCGACCACGTTCTGCAAAATCTCTGCGGATCCAAGCAGATCGCCGAGGTTCACGGACAGTTTATAGTGATACGGATCACCGCCGTAGTTGTACCATTCAAGTACTGTCGCGCCCGCGTACATAGAAGTAATTGCCTTTTTCACCGCGCCCGTCGTGCCGAGCGCCCGGTGCACGTTAATACTATTTTTGAACGTTTCTCTCTTTTTGTCAAGAGGGGCGTTTGCGTCCCACCAATCCACCTTGAAGTCATCGGCGAGGATATCCAGCATCGAGCCGTCCAGCGCGTCGATCTGCGTATAGATCGACAGCAGATCGTTGTCGTCGAACAGGCGTTCAAGTTCCTCGGCCACAACCGCAGCCATCATCGCCATTCTGGACTTCTCGTCGACCTCCATCGGGAACGCCCGCAGCAGCGTCTCTGCGTCGAAGCTATC